TGCATGAACTGTCTAAAAGCATTGGTAGAGTTAATTAGAGCCTGTGTTTCCCTGGCCTTAACAATGTCTGTTGGCGTGCCGGCTCCTATCACCGCTTTATTGACATCTACTGCTTCGCGTATATTTTCTAAGCGCTTATTTATAGATTCTACTGCATCATTTATAGCGCTAAGATTTATCTTATTTCCAAGTTCCTCTTGTGCTGCCCATGTCTCTGTTAGTGCTGTTAAAGTTTTTAGCTCTTCTTTTAGCTCAACTGCTTTAGACTGGTCAGCTAGCAGCTTTTCAATTTTATCAAGCATTCCAAGATTTTCAGCCAGAACTGTATCGCTTGAGCCAATAGAGTCTAATACTTTTGTCACCTCTTTGCCTACTTTAGAGGTAGCATCAATCATATCTTTAATAGATGTGGCATTGTACTCATTACTGCTCAGCAGCTTTCGTATATTGCCAACATTAGTATTCAGAATCTCTATCTTACCAGCTAACCCTTTAGTATGCACGATGCTCTCTACTGCAGGATCTATACTACCTGTAGCACCGCCTAATGTTACGTACTCAGCATATTGCTTTTCTATAGTTCTACGCAGCGTTTGAACTTCGCGTCTAGCTTTATCACCTGAGAACCCAAGGTCTTTTGCCGCACTCTGTAGGTTATTAAAAGCCTCTGCATTATTTACGATAGAACGTTCTAATAATTTTTGTTGTGCTTCTAGAATTACATTAGAGCTTAATGTTTCAGCACGCCCAGCTACAATAGCCTGTTGACTAATTCTTTCCTGCAGCTTGGCAGCTTCTTCAGTCTGCATTTGAAGGCGTTTATAAGCTGCGCTCACTTCGTCAGGTGTTTTGTACTTGCCGTCTTTGATAGTCTTTAGCGTATCATTTAACTTTTCTTCGATCCCTGTAAACTTTTTTGACATGTCTTTTAATGTAGCAGCAGCTTCTTTTTCGGGTTGGAATGGATTTATGCTGCCACCATTTTTTCCGCCTGTACCACCAGAAGCACCAGGTGCGCCAGTGTTGCCTGCCAGTACTTTACCTAATGACATAGCGGCACCTGTTAAAGCTATTGGTAAGAACGACTTCCACCATGAAGAGTCTAACACTTCACTATCAGGATCAAAGATACTGCCAGACAAGAAATCTTCTAGTTTAGGCATTTCTAATTTTACGCCGTCAATTTTTGGAAACTTAAATGCGGGCGATATTAAAGACGCTCCAAAATCTACTTTGTCACCTAGCAGTGCATCTAAGCCTGATAGGTCATCAGCCCGATCTTTAGGAATAGCGTATACTTCGTCAAAAGCAGCTAGCCAGTCATTTTTAACAGACTTTGCAGCTTTACTACTAGCTTTTTCTACATCTTTAAGTCCATCTACTGCACTCATCGTACCGTCTTCTATTTCAGTAAATGGTGCATTATACTCATCTTCAAGTGCAGCTATACGTGCATTGTAGTCTTCCATAGCTGCATTATACTTGTTCATTGCTTGCTCATAATCATCAGGGAACAGATTACCGGCACTTGTCTTTGAATCAAGTCCAGCCATAATGTTGTTTATAGCACTGAACACACCTAGCGCAGCCAGTCCAGCTGCGGCTAATCCAAGTAGTGAAGCTGTGGCTACTTTAGCGCCAGCGCTTGCCTGTAATGAAGCCGGTATTATTGTGTATATTTGCTGGGCAGCTTGGAAAGCATTATAACCTGCTGCTCTTGCAGCCATGCCTAATGTGCCCATCCACTTAGCTGCATGATACGCAATAAACAGTGAGCTTAATACTTCAGCAGTGTTACCTGTTGTAAGACCCATTTCATTCAAAGCGGCTACTACTACGTCAGCTGTTCTTGCCATAGCAGTGAGCGTTATTTGTGCAACTGACAGTGACGTATACAACGATTTGCCAAATAAGTTTAGTAGCGGCTTACCAGATACATACAGATCTCTGAGTGCAGAACCAAGCTGCTTTGTATTACCTATTAAAGCCAGTATCTCGGTGCCTATTTTACCGGATGCGTCTAGATCGCGCAAAATTTGATCAAACAAACCAGCAGAGCCGCGCTCTACAGCTATCTCTCTGTACCTGTCTAGTGCATCCCTAACTATTGACATTTTGTCAGCGAGCGATTCGTAAACGCCACTACTGGCTATCTGTGCAATTATTTTAGCATTATCGAAGATTGTATCAGTCATGCCAGTTACGGTTTCTGCAATACGATCTGCAGCGCCACCGTACCTATCTTCTAAGCCTCTAAGTATAGCAACAACAGCTTTATCAGCATCTACCCAGTAACGACCTATATTAGAAATCTGGGCACCTGTAAGATTAAGCTGTTCTTTTAATATATCGTATATAGGGATATTAGCATTAGCTAACTGCCTAATTTCTTCATTAGCAAGGCGCCCTTTAGTCATCATCTGGCCTAAGCCAAAGACTATGCGCTGTAGGTTTTGCTCTGTTGCACCAGTGGCTGCCGCAGTATCAGTTATGACTTTTAAGAAGCTCTTAGTTGTATTCATAGATACACCCATTGCTTGCATATACTTTGATAATGAAATAGCCTCTTCAGTAGAGAATGGTGTTCGTGCAGCAAATTCGTTCATGGTACGCAAAAAAGCCTGCGACTTCGCAATCTTATCGGCACCTTTAACAAAGTACTCCATTGATATTGCTGCTGTTTCCATATTCATGGAAAAACTGAGTGCGGCTGCACCAGCTTCTAACAGTGCATTTGATAAAGTATAAAACCCCTGGGAAACAAGGATACCAGAGACAATTCTCTTGGTATCCTTAATACCAGCGGTTAGCGAGTCCCATCTTTCAGAAAATGCATCAGCACTTAACTTCATATTGTTTAGGGCTTTTTCTGTATGCTGTTGTATGTCGCCAATATCCTTATAAAAGTCTTTAGTATCTACACCAAGACCAAGTGTGGCGGTGGAAAAATTATTGGCCATCTATACCCTCCTAGAAGTCTATGCCTGCTTCTTCTACAGTGGTGGCTACTCTATCTTTAGAATTTGCAGGATTTGTAAGTTCAGCGTGTACCATTGAAAGCAAACTTAATTGCGCCGGGGTAGTCCTCCAAAAGCGTTGTGGTGTCATTTTAAGAGTGACCGTCCCTGTGTAATACAGCAACGGCCAGTCCCATCCACTTACTTTTTGATCGTTAACTGAGGTTGCTGTTTTTCCGTTACTTCCGGCGCGTCTGCGTTTTTTTCCTTGTCTGATGCAAAAAGATCAGACAGGAAGGCTTTTAGAATTGCATTATTTACTTCGCGCATATTTTTGAATGTAACCAGTGCGCCTAGCTTAGCTTTTGGTAGCGTATACTTGGCAATCTCACCAAACTGGTCATACTCAGTATAGGCATGTAAGCAGCCTATCCAAAGCAGATTAAGTGTATCAGCGTACTTAGCTTCTTTTGCTTTAGTTAGCTTAGTCACGTACTCTTCAAGAGTGGTGTCACCAATAGCTATGTCTTTAGCCAGCACGGGCTTGCCCACGTAGGTTACGTTATCCAGGTCTGGTACCGGCGTAGCGCCAAGTACCATCTGTATTACAGAGTCAACGCTTTCATAAATCTTTTCCATTTCTTGAAAAGCATTGAGGTCATACTTAAGCGTAAAAGTCTCTTCACCAAGTTTAATGGTTATTGCATCGGGTCTAAATACTGAAGCATTTTCACTCATGGTCGGTCTCCTCCTGAGTTGTTACTTAAGCAAAGGTTACAGCTACTGCCACATCTGCGGCTGGCATTGCCATTGCAAAGACGTTATTCTCAATCTCGCCAATTCTGTCAACAGCGTCAACAGTAAATGCGGTCGGTGTAGCTCCAAAACGGAGTACGATTACTGCACCTTCGGCAAGATCAACTGGCGTGGTGTATTCTATGTTGTTAACTAGAATGCTGCCTGAACCAGTCTTTGTAATTGTCAGAGTTTTGCGTGCAGCACCAGCCATGTCAAGCACGTTTGGTGTTGTGAACCAGCCGGCAACTACTGTGGGATCAAGCGAAGTATCATCTGTATCGGCGGATACTCTCCATTGATTGTCACAGTCTCTCTTCAAGAAGTTACCTGTGATTGTAGGTGTGTTCCAGTTTATGGAATCAGTCTTTGTCTGGTTGTTATCATCAGGAGCTGTAAACTTACCTTTCAAATACCAGATCAAGCGGCTAGCGCCATTAGACTTAAGAACAGACATACCTACTGCAACGTACGGCGGAATATCCGTAGACTTTGCAACAAGGACACCATTCTCGTATGTCTGACCAAGCAAGAGCGCTCTATCAGTGGACGGAATGTCTGCTACGTTTAACTCAAGGGTCATTGCACCAAGAGTAGATGCTGTCTCATACGGGCCATCATCTGCGAACAGTGTGTCATTAGAAGCATTGGGTGAGAAGTTTGCGGTGATTGCGCCTGCAAGTCTTACTGGCTCATCATATGTCGCTGATCCAACAATAGGATCTGACAGTAGTTTAGCATAATAAAGACTTGTCAAGCCGATTGCTACACTTTTGGACATTGTTTGTACCTCCTAATTATCTTTTTGTTAGTACGACAGCTAAAAAGCTATAATATTTCCTACGCTGCTGATCGGCTTTTTCCCATACAGGGTTCCCATACAAGGAGCACTGTATTATGGAGCCATCTGGCAGCGTAATGAAACCTGTTGTATCTACCTGTTTATTTACGTCAAACTCAGGTATGTCTGTCAACAGCCAACGCCAGCAATCTTGAGCTAGCTTTGCTGCTTTTGTATTGTTTGTATCACGCACCTGAACACTTATCTTATGCATTTCGGCATCTATCTGGGGTGGTACAAACATGTTAGTTTGCTTCTCTGATAAGCATACACACTTATCTGGCGCGTCTGGCATTTCATTGTAGAAGATGCTTTTTCCAGCTTCTAGTGAAACTTTAGCTGCGAGGTATAGCACAAGTTGATTAAGCAAATCAGTCATTTAAGTACACCTCGCAATCCTTCTGCAATTTCATTTTCCAGCTTGTTCAACGCTTCTGTCGCAATACGATTTATTTCCATATCTAATGCGACAGGATCATTTTCATCTATGCTCAGTGAGATGCTACCGTATCCAGGTGATCCAAATGGTACTACTTCAGCTTCATCAAAAGACATTAGAAAAGCTTCTTCACTAGCTGTTCCAGCAGCAACTCTTTGCACTGCCTGCTTAGCTATTGCATCTGTTCGGCTATACAGCTTTTTCAGATCTTTATCGAATTTACTAACATCATATGAGTTCTTCTTGCTAGTCATAGATAAACCACCAATATATCCAGCGCACCTGTGTTCCCATCAAAGTAGCCGCCAATCTTACGCACTTCGTACATGGTATCATCTTCTGGAAACTGTATCTTATCATCTAGCGTTATAACCGTATTTGGCTTAAGGTATACTTGTGATCTAGAAACATATTCATGATTATATTTATCTACTATGCTTCTATTGTCATCTACCCTGTAGCCATTAACAGAACTTGTGCTAAACGTTTCGTCTCCAGCAGCATTTCTACCTGTCATACTACATATCGTAACCGGGAACTTGCACCATGCTGTTAATGATTCAAACATTACTCTTCATTGCCCATCATATTTTTATCGAAGATTGGATCAAATGAGTAAACAGGCAATGGCGGTGTACCTGAGAACTTACTAACCCTTTCATACCTATCAGCCTGCGACACGTAATATTCGTGCCTCTTTGTAGCATCTTCAGACTGTGGACCAAGTGACCTTTTTACTAGTTTTGCACCTAGCGCATTAGCGGCAGATCTAAATGCTAAAGCTAGCATGCTCGCTGTGGACTCAGATTCTGTACTCAGTATAATAAAGTTAATCTCTGCATCCTGCAGAATCGGCGCTGCTTCATTCGTATCCCCAAGTATAAACCTGAGATAATCAGCCGTACTGTTTGAAGGATCTCCGCTGTAAGTGAATGCCACTTGTTCACCTCCTAACTACTTAGATAAGCTAAGCTTTGCTTTCTTAGAAGTTCGCAGAGGGGGTGCCTCTGCGTTGTTCTTATCTTCATTCCCTGAAGTAACCTGTAGAGCAGAGGCTTCAGACTCAAACTCTACAGGTACTTTTAAGGAGGAGACCGCTGGTACAATTTTACCTTCAGAAATACGAATATAAGGTGAGCGTATCTCGGAGCTATCTACTACTGAGCCCTTAGTAAGCGTTTTACCAAATGAGCGAAATCGCTGTATTACTAAGTATTTCATAAATTACCCCTTAGGTGTGATAAGTCCATTAAAGAAAGTACCCATATCAGCACAGATAAGCTTTTGGTCATAGGCTGATTCCATCTCAAGACGCTCAGTGCCAAGACCAAGCTGATCCATTTTGATACGAACCATACGTGAACCATAAGCTGAAGCACCTTCAAGGCCTGTCCAAGCAAATATGTAACCTGCCGTTGGCTCTTTAAGTGAAGGACGATTAGCTTTGTAGCCGAGCAACATGTTTCCTTTGTACAGGAAGTTCATGTCAATGCCGGTTTCATTAGCTGTAGGCTTCTGAGGACCACTATTTGCGATACCCCAAGGAATGTAAATCTTATCAACTTCGAACAGTGAAGCAATAAGCTCTGCTGTTATAACACCACGCTGGGTGTATTTGATACGATCCATGATAGCATCATGATTCTTCAGAGCATAGAACACGTCTGGAGCCATAATACAGAAATTAGGCTTTTTACCTGTATTCTCTGCCATAGCCAGCATTTCATCGTTGACCATCTTTACAGGGTCTGACTGAGGATCATCGAAATACTTAACAGTAGTTCCGTTACCCGTAATGTCTTTACCCCATACACCCGTCTTGAAGAACTTATCAGCGAAGTTTATTTCGCGATTAAGCAGCATCTTATGGGACAGCCACTCTGTAGTATCTCTATCTACATTGATAGGCTGATCATAGTTTGTTTTTTCTTCCTGAGTGATGTCATAGTGATAAGCGTATTTTCTACAGAAGTAGGGATCAGCTTCTTCAATGTTCCACTGACCGCCGGCAGACTCAGCACCGCGACCGCGCTCCTGAACCTCGTTTCTGAAGAAGTCTGCTTTGCTGTACTTAAAGTAAACGTCTGAACGTTTCTGTACAGGAATGATTGGGAATACCTTGTCTGCAATAAATGCATCGGCACCCTGAGTATAGGCTACTGACATGTTAGTCAGCGCTCTATCTATATGTCCAAGATTTGCGAATTCAGGCATTTATTTGTTCTCCTTCCTTATATTATTAGCCCTGTGAAGGGATTGTTTTCGCTATATCATTCAAAGATATAGTGAAAAGATTGCCAGTAGTAGCTGATGTAAGTGCTACACCATATACTACGTCTCCCTGAGTATTCGCTACTCTGAATTTACCTGCTGCTGCACTATCTACTGTAAGTAGATCACCAGCATCAATATCTTCACTACCGAGTGCGGGGAAAGAACCCTTAACTACTGTGACCATCTGGTCAGCAGCGTCGCAACCGTACTGTACAATGCCAGCAAACGGGCGCGCACCAGTAGCTTTTATTAGCTGACCGGCTGTGTCATACTCTGCAGCGTAGTAGGTATCGAGCTTTTCTGCTGCATACCATGACTGTCTAGATGTAATTGACTGGAAAGCTGTATCAGGCATATCTTATACTCCTTTCACATATTTCTGGTATGTATTCACGTCTTGCTCGCAAGCTTTTGTGAATGCTTGTTCAAAAGAAAGTTCTTCTTCTTTTGCCATCAAAGCCTTAGCTGCTTTTTCAAGTTTTGAATAACTTGCTTCAGCAGAGTCTCCGGCAAATTCAGCGTTGGTTTCTTTTCCTACAGGCGCCATAGTAGCTTCTAGAGCAGCAGCTGTTTTCTCAAGAACTGAGAACACTGCAGGTGAAACTGACTTAAGCACATCTTTCAATTCAGGCTCAGGAACCGGCAGAGCTTTTACTTTAGCATAGCGTTCTTTAGCCAGATTCTCTTCGTTTGATGCAACAAGAGCTTCTACTCTAGACTGCAGCTTTTCAACGAGAGATTTAACTTCTGGAGAGACATTCTTAAGGACGTCCTCCTGTGCAGCTGGTTCATCAGCAGGCTTACTCTTCTGAAGCTCTGTTACCTCTTTAGAGAGGTTTTCGAGCTGTGAAGTAAGCTCATTGATCTTGGCATCTTTAGCAGCTTCTACACTGCCGAGCTGCTGAGAGATTATCTCGGCCTGCTCAGGATTCAATGCCTTTAAAAGTTCTTCGAATGTCATGCTTGTTTTCTCCCTTCTCTTTGTTAATAGTATATGTGCACGTGAGTTAGCTCCTTCGTTGCAAAGTGCTACAGCTGAAAGATCTAAATTCACAAGTGCCGTCTGTGGATTTGAAAGCGTCAAAGCTGGCATGCTTTTTGCACCTCCTTTATAATATTATACGTTAGTCATTGCAATTATTGACCAGCCATTTATGTGATGTGTTCTAAAATTTGTTTTTATAGTGGCACGCGCATAGCCGTACCTTCTATTGAGAACATATTATATTCACCGGTTCTAACTTTTTGATACACTACAGGGTCTGGTATATAGAATCCAACGAACCAGCCTTCTGGTATGGTGCCCTCAGGTATGCCTAGCGCCTGCATCTTATCTTTTGTGAACATCATGCTCTCTACTAGCCATCCACACTCCGTACCCCATTCGTGCTGCTGATTAGCTAAACCATGCTGTAACACATAGTTATAAGCAGCCGCTTCTAGCACTTCTGTTTGAATAACATCGCCCTGCCAATCAAAAGGTGTAGTGCCATCTTCTTGTAGAGATACATTAGCCCAGCCAAATACTAGCTGTTGCTCAATCTCTTCTCCTTCTGGCCCTGGTGTCATACCAAAGTTGCTCATTACCGCATCATATTCTGGGTCCTCACCCCACTGTCTGCGCTTGCGCGGCTTACTACCTGCCGCCTTTTCTACTGCATCTGTTACCAGCAGTGCAAAGCCTTTAATGTCAAGCATTGGATCCTTGAACAAACCTTTGCGCACTGGCACGAGCTCCACATTCTTTGAAAAAAGAACCTTCTCAGCCATTTTACTCGCCTCCTACGTATGCTTCATCTGACTGCTTAGCATCATTGTCTGCTGTATCTTGCATGTCTGCATCGTCAGCTGCACCCATTTCACCCTCTGCTTGTGCCTCTCTGGCTGACATGAACTCATTGTAGACTTCCTCAGACATGGTAGGCGCATGCATAAGATTTAGCATGAAGTTTAGCAGCTCTTTATTTTTAGTCATGTCTATCTTCATAGACCTAAGCAGCAGTGCAATCTCTTTAATTGATGGCGTCTTAAGATCAGCCGTTTTGATTTGTGGCAGCTTCTCAAGCGCCCAGTTATTTGCCGCAAACAGTCTAGGCACAGCCTTGGTATTCAGTACAGCTGCTATACTGTTTATTATAGCTTGTAAAGACTGAATAAACAAGCCCTGCTTAGTCTCTGCAAGTGCAAAGGAGCCTGTTCGATCGCCGCCTAATATGAGTATATCTGATAGCATAGACATTGCTATCCTTGTCTCATGTCTACGTATAATAGTATCTGTGTCCAATGCTTTAGACGTGCCCTCAGCGCCTAGCAGCTTAAGTTCCCACTCAGTGCTGGGTAGCACAATACCGTGGTTCCTATCTTGCCTCAGGCCATTGACTAGCTGCTGTGCCCAGTTGAGCATCTTAACCATCTCATCGTCTTTAGCATTAAACAAATCTACATCGGTAGGTGGTGCTAGCACAGGTATACCGGCTAAGTTACGCTCAATACCGATACCCTCAAGCTCCTCTATGTAACGCTTGAAATACCAGCTACGATATGCCCTACGAAGAATAGACCAGCCTTCCGGATTACCCCTGTTCGATTTAGTTCTAAAAAGCAAATTGCCCTCTATTGGTATTTTCTTAATCTCTCCGTCTAACCCTACAATACCTGGATCCTGGACGAATTCTAATATCTTACCAGTAGCTTCATCATAACTCCATTCACTAAATGATGCTTGAGAACGTATAGGCAGCTCCTGCCACCCGATTCTTCCATCTGTGTAGTTAGACTTGAATTTTAGGTCTTTTTCTAGTGGACCGCGTCTAACCTTATAAACTACTTCATGAAAGCTAAAACCATACGGAAGCATTGATAAAACGTCACATATAAAGTCATCCCACGACTGTTCCTGCATATCAAACATACAAGATTTAAGGAAATCAGCAGCTTCTACATCGCCAGGCTCACTTGATGCAGGCTCTACTGTCCATTCAGCACCGCGCACCAGCGTCTCTATTAAATAGAGGCAGCCACCGACTATAGCGTCGTTGCTTGACATCTCTTGGTAAATTTTACCAGCATCGGGCCAGCGTAACTCTCTTATGAATTCCTCTTCTACAAACCCAGAGGACACCTTAAGACCTACTAAACCCATTGCTTTTTGTGGTACTTTTACATTTGATGCCTTTTCTATTGAGTACCCAAAAATCTTCAAAACCATTTCCTCCTATCTATTGCTCATTGGATTGTGCCAGTACGATGAGCCAGTTGTTAACAACTGATTAGTACCTGTCTTGTCTATTCTTTCTCTATGTGTAGGCGGTGAAAATACACCGGACCGCTTAGGCTTAAAGTATGCGAAGGCTCCAGAGAATGCGTCTACAATGTCATCGTTAGTGCCGTTAGGAAAACCTTCAAGTTGTGCAAAAAAGTCTGTTATATTTCTACATCTATTTGAGATAAACACATTACCTACTTGGCACGCAGCAGCCACTGGTCTTGCACGCTCTATTTTTGATACTACAGGCTTGATACCGGCAAAGTTATAGCCTACAAGTATCTTCTTTGAATAGCGCTCGGTATTAGCTATACCAGATGCACCGCCTTCTTCTTCCATTCGTATTGCACAGGATGCACCGTCTGCTTCTGCTGTAGCTGCAATGTGAGCTTCTACTTCACCTGGACTCTTCTGTAGCTTACTAATATCTTCTATATAGTAGCATCCTTGAAAAAACGAAAGTTTGAAGCCGATTGTCCAGTCAGGAGCTGCCTTATTTGAGTTCTTTTTCCTATATTTTGGATCAATAGAAGCTAGATCCCAGAATCTAACAGTTTTTCTACCCTCAGGTAGATCTCTGTAGTCTATTTCTAGTATCCAGCTCTTATCAAACAAGTCACCTTTTGGCCTTATTTCCCAGTCACCGTCTTCTAATTGCTTCCTAGTAACTGGATCTAGCTCTGCTAGCGACTCTCTATATTCATCAGCATCCAAATGAGGGTTATCAGATAGTCCAGCAGACAGGAATACACCTTTCTTATCTACAAAGAACCTCTGATAATAATACTCTCCATGCGGTCCACCTGGGTTGGCTGAACTACGCATCCTTATCGGTATATTTGAGCCCTTAAGACGTCTTAAACGTGAAAAAAGGTATCGATAAGCTGCCGGATCAATGTGCGTAACCTCATCCATACCTACAAACTGAAACTCAGCGCCTTGATAACGTAGCTCATCATTCTTAGCGTCTAAGTAGCCAAATGACAGGGTGGCTCCTGACTCAAGGAATGTATATCTTTTCTCTTTATCTTGCCATCTGACTTCACCTGACTTCAAAAACGGACTCAGCCAGTCATGTGACATAGGAATCAGCGCGCCAGGTAACATAAGGTCAGAGAATGTCTTTCTAAATAAAATTGCCGAGTAGCCAGGGGTGTCTACATACTGCAGTGCGGCAGCCAACAGCAAGACAGAATTATGGGTAGGAATTAGCGTCTTACCTACTAGATATACGTTAGGTGCATCCGCTACCTGTATACACTGCGTTGGTACTGTTTCTACAGGCTCTATATTTGATATGTAGTGCCACTGTTGCGTAACAGGCGTAACCTTGGCCTGCTTTTTAAGCTTCCTACTTAAATAAAATACGGGTGTGCCAGTAGTCCAGTTTAGTCTATACCTTATATACTCACCTAACGAATACCTATCATCATTACGTATATCATACGATTGCTTACTTTCTACCTGCATACCTAAGCTGCGTATTAGCTCTTCAAACTGCGTAGCAAGATGCTCATTTGCTAGAGTAAGTTCCACATCACCTGTAGGCCTGTCTACTGCACATCCGTCTGTATCCATCATACCACGTAGTAACTCTAGCCTATCATTATAGCTTGCCTGCATATACTCATCAGGTATGGTTTTTTCTACTGGCGTATCATAACTATTGTATAGAAAACCTAACTGACGTAATTCGTTGCGTAACCTTGCAGAACACCAGTGGTGTAGTCTTCCGTCAGGATGTATATCGGGTCTGTCATACTGCACGCACGATTCCGTATAGTATACATCATAACCGCGACTAATAAACTGTCCCCTGATTTCTTCATCTACGGCATAAACTACGCCACTCTGTCTGTCGCCATCTCCTAGCCACACGCCAAGCACATATGGATCAACAGGTAACGTATTCTGTGCATACTGTAGAGGTAGAGCAACCCTTATTGCATATAGGCTACCTCTATTCTTAGGTGCATTATTGCTAAATCTAGAAAATATTTGTTCAGTTGTTATTTTTTCCAGTGTGCGCTCTGTCGTATCCTGTCGTCGTCTCCATACTAGCCATTCATGATTTTTCCCGGCAATAAATTCTTCACGACCCTTATCAAACGTAAGTTTATAGCATGGATTATGCATTATGTCTGACTTCCATATTATTTGAGTAGGCCTTCCTGTAATAGAAAATACATAGTCGCCTACCCTAAGCGTGCCCATTGTCTGCCAACCGCGGTTAAAAGTAAGCACAGGTGTGGAAAGCGCCATGTCTTTGCCGCCGCCTGCAGCGCCGCCATAGAGTAGCTCTCTACAGCTGTTCATCAGCAGCGCCGCGGTTTGTTTTGGAGTAGGCGTTATCGGAATGTACTTGTTCATCTTAGGAGTGAGCGCGACCTGAAGCTGCCGCAGCTCGTCCTCGGATAGCTTTGTGATGTCTATGTCAGCCATGGTCTCCTCCCACTGTTACCCCGCGGTACCTGTTATCTCTACACCGTTGACCCATGCGGTCAATCCTACAGCTATGTCAGCTGCCGTCGCTGTGCCAGCAGTCGCTGCAGCGAAGTC